GATTGGCTGAAAAGCCGGATTGAGTTGAATATCGAACAGGGATTATCGGAAGGTCTGACGAATGATCAGATCGGGCGCAATCTCAAGCAGTTTTATAACGACGTCAAACCGTATTGGACGCAGAGGATCGCGCGCACGGAAGCGACCAGCGCCCTGAACGGCGGGTCGTACACATACTTGGATGAGGCAGGGGCAAAGACAAAGACGTGGATCAGCGCGATTGATGAAGCCACGCGCCAGACGCATCTGCATCAAAACGGCATGACGGTCAAGTTCACGGACAGGTTTCCGAACGGTTTAATGTATCCGGCAGACGACGGCGATCCATCCGAGGTCTGTAATTGCCGGTGTACTTTGGTTTCTCAAGACTTATAAGGGGGTTAAAATGGCACATCTTTTAAGAAAATTAGACGACGGACGTGAGGTCAAGGGTCTTGAGTTGCAGGACACCGAGGTCAAGTCGGTCGGCGAATATGAGATTGAAATCATCGGGTCAACCGCACACAAAGACCGGCAGGGTGAGAGTATCGAGCCGGAAGGGTTTGATCTAAAGAATTATAAAAAGAATCCGATTGTCTTGCCGGCGCATGATTACCACCAGCCGGCGATCGGGCGCGCCACAAACGTCAAGATCAAAGACGGTCAGCTTGTGTTCAAGATCGAGTTTCCGCAAGAAGGCGTGAACCCGCTGGCTGACGTATACCGCAAGCTGTACAAGGGCGGGTTTATGAATGCTTCAAGCGTCGGATTTCTGCCGATTGAATGGCGCGATGGTGACGGCAAGGGCAAAGATCCCTACCGCACATATACAAAGGTCGAACTGCTTGAGATTTCTTTGGTCAGCGTGCCGGCTAACCCTAACGCCTTATTGTCCGCGAAGGGTGTCGAGCAAGCTGTCCAGAAGGGCGTTCTGACCGGCGAGGACGTCAAGACTATTCAGCAGTACGCAAAGAAAGCGTTAGAGGGGGGCGACAATGTTAAAGACTGCGCAAAACCGTGCGATCCTCAAGCAACCGGTGATGTCCAGCCGGCTGTTGAGAGCAAAGAAGAAGTCAAGGAAGAACCGGCAGGGGCAGGTGACGCCGGTGATCCTGACGATGATGCAGACGCCAACGCTGTAAAGGATGACGAGGATATTGCGAAATTATACAACCATATTGCGGAGTTGCGCGCGATGGTTGAAGCGTTAAGCAAAGAGATTGAAGATTTGAAGGTCAAGGATTGCGTTTCCCGACATTACCTTGACGTGGACGATGGCTCTGCCGTAAGTCGTCCGAAGATCGGGAAAACCGAAGTGTTAAACCTAGCGAAAAATGTCTTTGCCTGATCGGATATTTTTTTATCCTCGACGGTATTTGACAGATAACAATTAAGGAGACAGTTAAATGGAAGATCAAATTAAAGACCTGCAAGACGGTTTCAAGAAGGCGGTTGACGAAGGTCTGGCGCCTATCAAAGCCGATCTTGATGGGTTAAAGAAAGAAATGGAAGTGATCAAGGAAACGCCGGTCTACAAGAACGAGAAAGTCCGAAGCGTTGAAAAGATCTACAAGGGCTATAACCTCAATAAAATGGGTTCTGCCCTCAAAGAAAAATGCGTCGACAATCAGGGTTTCGACGTGTTCAAAAGCGAAGAAAAGATCGATCAGTATTCCAAATGGATGATCGACTTTTT